ATTACCTTTAGGTGAATTGCCTGTAAGTGATATAGAAGTTGTTAGTAAAAAAGTAGAAGAAAGAGGACTAAGTAATTATTTAGATATTTTATTTAAAGATGAATTAGAGTGGGTAGAATTATGGCAAAAATTATGGCCAGAAGGTGTAAAACAAAATGGAGTGTATTTACGCTCTACTTTGCCAGCACTTAAAAAGAAATTTAAAAGTTTCTTAAAAAAGTATGATGTTTCAAAAGAAACAATAATACAAGCAACTAAATATTATTTAGAAGAGCAAAAAAAAGATGGATATAAATACACATCTTTAGCCCATAATTTTATAGAAAAAGACGGTATAAGTAATTTAGGTGCTTTATGTCAAAATCCAGAAATAGCAAATTATTCTAGTAACTGGGTAGATAGAGCATAATGTCAGATACTTTATATTCAAGGGTATTAAACCAAATAAAGGAAAATAAAGAAGCTAGGGATAGGGGTGAGATAGTAAATATACCATTACCTTTCCCTAGACTTTCTAAATATTTACCTGGTTTTCAAAAAGGAAGATACATAGGTGTAACTGCTAATCAAAAAGTAGGTAAAACTAAAATAACTGATTTTTTATTTTTATATAACACGTATAAGTTTTATTTAAAAAATAAAGATAAGATGTCTTTAAAAATATTTTATTTTTGTTTAGAAGAATCTAAAGAAAAAAAGATGTATGAAGTAATGTCTTATACTTTATTTGAAAAATTTGGTTTAAAGGTTTCTCCAGATGAGTTAGATTCACAGTTTAACGATAGACCATCTTTAAGCCAAGATATTATTGAGAAATTAGAAAGTCTTGGATCTTATTTTTCTGAATTCCAGGAAGTAATAGAGTTTATAGATGATATACGTAATCCTTTTGGCATATATTCTAGAGTTAGAGCTTATGCAGATCAAAATGGAACATATACCTATAAAACTATAGAAAAGAAAGAAGGCAATACAGTTAAGAAAGAACAAATAGAAGATTATTACACTCCTAATCATCCTAATGAATATGTATTTATAATTACAGACCATATAAGTTTGTTAACACCAGAAAAAAGTCAAGGATATGAAGTTAGAAAAGCTATGGAAGTTTTTTCTAGGAAATATTGTATGAAAATGAGGGATAGATGGAAGTATATTGTAGTTAATGTTCACCAACAAGCGCAAGCAACTGAAGGTGTACAAAATAAAAAAGCTAACAAATTACAACCATCTGTAGATGGCTTAGGTGAAAATAAGACTTTAGGTAGGGATTATGATCTTTTATTAGGCCTATTTTCTCCCCATAGACACGAGATAACTACTTACGAGGGTTATCCTATCAATGAAGGGGGAAGAGGCTTTAGAGACAAATACAGGGAATTTTCAGTAATAGCTAATAGAAGGGGTCCGGCTATAAGCACAGACTTACTAATGTTAGCAGAAGTTAATGCTTTTAAGGAATTACCAGCAATAGGTACAAAAGAATTAACGAATTTATTACTTAAATATGGGGTATAACCTACTGATTTTAGGGCAACCGGGTAGAGGTAAAACTACTTCTATCAGAACTCTTCCGCCCGAAGAGACTTTTATTATTAATGTTGAAGGTAAACACCTTACTTGGCCAAAATGGAAGCAACAGTATACTAAACTTACTGCTGAAGGCGGTAATTTAGCTACTATACACAAGGCTTCAGATATTTTAAAAACTATAAAGCACATAAGCGATAATAGGCCAGAAATTAAAACTATTGTTATTGATGATTTTACATATGTCTTTGTAGAGCAATTTATGCTAAAGGCTTTAGAAAAAGGTTATGATAAATATAACGAAATTGGAAAAGATGCTTGGGAATTATTAAAAGTATACAAGCATGTTAGGGAAGATTTATGTATCGTTTACACTATGCATATAGAAGAATCTAATGATGTAGAAGGTGCTAAGACACTGAAAGCTAAAACACTGGGAAAGATGATTGATAATTATATTACAGTTGAAGGCTTATTTAGTGTAGTACTATATGCTGATATAGAAAAAGTAAAAAAAGATAATAAGATCAGCAATAATTATATATTTATGACTCAAAGTAATGGGTTAACTACTGCCAAATCACCTATGGGTATGTTTGAAAGTGATGTTATACCCAATGATTTAAATGAAGTCATTAAAGTAATGAAGGAATACAATGTTTAAAAAAAATAAATTTATTTAATTACATGTTTGGAACTAAAGATGTTGAAGAAAGTGCGTTTACTCCTAAATGGATTACGCCAGGTGTACATGAAGTGGTTATTGATTCTATCCAAGGTATAGAAGCTGATAAAGCTTATATTGAATTTAAGTTTAGACTTCCAGAAGGGGATAATAAGGATACAAGTTCTCAAAGACTATATATCCACACTCCTAAGTCGTTTAGACTTAATATGAGTAGAATTAAATATATCGCTAAGCATGTTGTAAAAGAGGTAGAAATTGATAGTTGTGAAAGTTCTTCTGTAATGGAGTATGGTGAGCAATTAGATTCATTAATGGGGGGTAAAACTCTTCGTATGAAATTTAATGGTGAGCAGTACGTAAAAGACGGAGAAGTCAAAACTAGAGCAGTTCTTCCATTAAATAACTTTTGTGAAGCTTTAGAAGCTACAGCAGAATATGCCGTAGTACCTAAAGAAGCTTCTACATTAGTTTATGATGTGAACAAAGACTTGAAAAAAGTTGCTGTTCCTGAAGGAATGCCTGTATCTCAAGAAAAGAGTGATGATTTGCCTTTTTAGTAATAAGTAGTTTATGTATTAAGAGAGGGGGGTATCCCCCTCTTATTTTAACAAAAAAAATAAAACTAATGAGGACATTAAAATTTAACGTTAATTACACTGAAAAAATAAGTATAAGTAGTTCAGGTATAAACTATTACATAAGTAAACCAATACCTTTCCCACTTTACGATTTAATTAAAAATAATTTTAAAGAAGTAATAGATTATTTAGGTTTAGAAGAATTTAGTGATTATCTTATAGAAATTAAAGATTATGATACTTCTAGAGAAATAGTAAAAGGAAAAGGAAGCCCAGAAGAAAGAGGAGAAATTGCTAACGCTAGTTATGTACCGCGTTATAAACGAAAATTATATATTCAAGTGAGTCATAAAGATTTAAGTAAATATGACGATATACAATTTATAGTTGAAAAAATAAAATATTTAAATCTAAGCCTACAAAAAATATTTTTAGAACAAAAATTGAACATATTAAAAAAACGAGCATGTGCTAAAAATATGAGTACACTAGGAATTTCAGAATATTCTAATGTTAGTGTATCCTATGGAGGGGGTGCTATACCTAAACTTACTGTAATAGAACCAAAACCTATATCTATGAAAAAAATAGAAAAACTTTCAATATGAGCAGATTACAAAAAAACAAAATAAAATTATTCTGTCAAAACTATCAAGAATATAAAAAACTAAAAAAAGATGATGATAAAGAAATACTTTTTAGGTTAAATATTGAAACAGGTTATTCTGATGTATGCATAGGTTTTGCTCAAATGGGTGAAAATTTAATTAATCTAGATGATGAGGACTTGGAATATTTATATAACAAATACTCTAAACAACTTGAAAAAGAAATGAAAGATGAAATTACCCGTATCAAAGAAGAGTATGGTAGAGTGCAAAAAAAACAATAACATGAAAGAATACAGATTAATCCAAAAATATCCTTCTCTTCCTAAAGATTGGGAAGAAGGTATGATAGTTGGGGTTGGTGATTCAACTAACAGTTACTCCCCTTGCCATTCAAAATACTCTGATTATTATGTCCCTGAAAAGGAAATAAAGGATACTAAATATTGGGAACAAGCTATTGAAGATGATTATGAAATATTATCTATTTTAGGTGGAGTTACCCAATCTTTTTATATTTTAGATAAAGAAACAGGATTATATGTGAATAAAGCAGAATATGCAAAATTCACTATTAGTGAACTATTAAGACAAGATTGTACAATACATTCAGTCAAAAGATTATCTGACGGTGAAATATTTACTGTTGGAGATAAAGTCCAACTAATACCTGGAGATTGGAAAGACCAAAATACAATTTTATCCAAAATAGAGATAAAAGATAATGTAGTAGTATTCGAAATTACTCAAGAAAAATATAAAAGTAAATATTCTCAAGGAATTCAAGATTGGAGAAAAACTAAAAAATCATTATTCACAACTGAAGACGGTGTAAACATATTTGAAGATGATAAATGTTGGGTAGTTAGTAAAAATAATTATCTATTAGTTGAGTATAGAATAAACAATCTTGACATTTTTTATAGGCCTAGAGACAATTGGTATTTTTCAACCAAAGAAGCTGCTGAGAAATATATAAGAAAAAATAAACCCCTATTCAGAACAGAAGATAGTGTTGATATTTATGAAGGCGATAGTTTTTATTTTGTAACCAAATCTTTTCTTATAGAAAGAATTACAGCGACTAAACTTAAACAATCAGATAAAACTTTCTCAACTAGAGAAGCTGCTGAAGAATATATTTTAGAGAATAAACCTTGTTTAAGTATTAATGATGTGATGAGTGTAGATTATAACCCAGTAGAAACTTTAACTTCTAGTAGTGAAAAATTAAAAAAAATTGTAAGATCAAGATTATAGTAAAATATATATAGGGGAGAAATCCCCTATTTTATAACATAAGTAATAGAAGTAATATAATAATAATAAATCAAAATTAGGAGAATGTAAATTGATAACTACTAAGATATTAAATAATGTAAATGATTTAGATATTTTTGCATATTATTTAGGTTATATACCAGAATTACAAAAAATGTATCCATCACCCTTTAGGGTAGAAAAAAATCCATCTTTTAATATCTATATTAATCCGCAAGGACACTTAAGATATAAAGATTTTGGGCATAGCCAAGGAAGTGCTGTGGATTTTGTAATGTTAATGCTTGGTTTAAATTATGCAGAAGCTAGTAATAAAATTTATTATGATGTAGGACATAAAGAAAGTTTAAAAACAAAATTAAAGAAAAAACAGAAGTCCGTCTTTAAGATTATTAAAAGACCTTTTAATGAGCATGATAAAGAGTATTGGAGTTCTCAAGGTATAGAACTAGAGACATTAGTTAAATATAATGTAGTTGCTTGTAGTTTAGTTTACGTTAATGGTGATTTGTGGTTTGTACATGATAATAATCACCCAACCTATGCTTATCAATTTAATGATAAGGTTAAAATATATAGGCCTTTCGCTAAGAAAAAAGGCATTAAATTTATAGGTAATGTACCTAATCAAGTACCTCAAGGATTTGATCAGTTACCAAAAAGTAATAGTTATTTAATTATTACTAAATCCTTAAAGGATGTTATGTTCTTTTATGAAGCTGGAATGCCAGCAATAGCGCCTCATGGTGAAGATATGCCTATTAATGAAGAATATTTAGAAGAAATAAAACTTCGATTTCCTAAACTAATAGTTATATATGATAATGATGCTCCAGGAGTTAAGGGTAGTATTAAACTAACTCAAAATATAGGGGCTGAATATTGGAACATTCCTAGAAGTTATGACGTTAAAGATATTACAGATTTCTATAAAAAATATGGTAAAGAAAAAACAATAGAACTATTAGAGTCTGTAAAGGAAAAAATAGCAAAAATTAGTTAGAATAAGTAAAATTATTTAATTTGGCAAGAAAAAAAGCCGTTAGTAAAAAAACTAAAAGAATAACAAAGAAGCCCAAAACTATAGTACAACTAAAAAAAATTTTAGATGCTGTATTTAGTGAATATATTAGGCTTAGAGCTGCTAAAGTAGGAGGAGATGTTACATGTTTTACGTGTGGAGATACTGAGTACTTTAGAAAAATGCAATGTGGACACTTTCAATCTAGAAGATATTTAAAAACTAGATGGGATGAACAAAATTGTCAAGTTCAATGTCCTAAATGTAATATTTTTAATCAAGGAGAACAATATATATTTGGTACTTCTTTAGATTTATTATACGGCAAAGGTACAGCTATTGGGTTATATACAAAAAGTAGAGAATTAAAAAGATTTTCAAGAGATGAATTAGAAAAGTTAATAGAGCACTACGATAAAATAGTAGAAAAACTAAAAAAGGATTTAAATGTACTATGATAAAAATTTTAAATGTCAACATTTGAAGATTATATAAAACATCCTGGATTAAGCAGGAGCTATCTAGTTTCTATAGGGTTTAGTCCAATACCAGAAGAAAGACAAGGTTCTATCTATTTTGATAGAGGATCTGCATTAGATTTATTAGTAGCTGGGGGCTCTTTAGCCTTTAATGCTCAATATGATATAGAGCCAAAAGCACCTAGTATGGGCTCTGTTTATGAAGTAGCTAAAGCATACGCTAAAGGCGAAGACTATGCTAATGTTTACAATAAATCAACACTGAAGACACCTTTAGAGGAGTTAGAGAATAGTTTTAAAATACATGTTGATTGGTCAAAATTTATTAAAGCATATAAAGAAGCTTTAGAAGAAGGTAAGATTTTAATAACTTCTGAAGATAGAAGTATTGTATTTAAAGCATATACTGCTTTGTTAAAAGATAAAAAAACAGGTAAATTAATACATAATCCACTTTTAAATTATCAAGTACCTGTATATGGTATAATAGATGATGCAGAATGTAAGGGTTTAATTGACATCTTAGATATAGATAAAGAAAATAAAGAAATAACAATATATGATTTAAAAACAATGTCAGAACATGCGTTAGATTTTCCTAGAAGTTATTATAAATATAGATACGATATACAGGGTTCATTTTACCAAGAATTAGTAAGACAAAACTATCCAGATTATAAAATAAATAATTTTAAATTTGTTGTAGTTAGTTTAACTAAAAATGGGCCACCTTATATATATGAAATGTCTGAAGAAGAAATACATGGTGCTAGAAATGGCCGTATGAAATTCGATAGATATTTTAAAGGTTATAGAGAATTAATAAAGGATTATAAATATCATGAGAATTCTAATGATTGGACACATATAGCTGATTATTTACGTGACGGTAAATTAATTATTTAATGGTATTATCTAATAAAGAATCTGTTATTTGGTCATATGATAAGCATACAAAAACAACTGGTTTACTTATGCATTATTTAGGTATAAGTATTCGAGATGTAAAAAGGACAAATTATAAGTTTGTTGATGCATATTTAGGTGATATGAATAATCCAAGAGAAGGTAATAATTTGCTTCTTAGATTTACACCAAATAAAGAATTAATAGTTAAATTCGATTTACTATTAAAACTATATAGTGGAAAAGAACACTATATGATAGATGATGATGTTGTAGTTATATTTCCAATAGGTAATAAATATGATAAAGATGTTGAAAGATTCAAAAATGGAGAATATTCTAAACTGAATAAACACAGGATAGAGTATCTTTTTGGTGATGATGATATTAGATATCATATTTGCGTTAAATCAGAAGAACTAAAAGAAAGACTTGAAGATGAATTAGGAATTATAGTGACAGATGATATGGAATTAGGACCCAAACCTAATCCAGAAAAAGAGATTTTAAACTATGCAGTTGGACGAATACCAAAAGGCAGCTGGCCAGACAGCAATATATCCTGACAGGGGAAATAATATAGTTTACCCTATATTAGGATTAGTAGGAGAAACAGGTGAAATCTGTGAAAAACTTAAAAAAGAAATTAGAGATCAAGGAAATACCAAATTAATTCTTACACAAAGTAAAAGACAAGAAATTGTCAAAGAAATGGGAGATGTTTTATGGTATTTAAGTGAATTAGCGGCTAACTTTGGAGTAACTCTAGAAGAAGTAGGTGCAATGAATATTAAGAAATTAAAAGAAAGAAAAGAAAAAGGCACCTTAAAAGGTAGTGGAGATGATAGATAGTTATTTTAAAGATGATGCTATAGCAGCTGCGGCTTTTCTATCTAAATATGCAGATAAAGGAGAAGAATCTCCTGACCAAATGCATATGAGAATGGCTAAAGAATTTGCTAGAATTAGATTTAAAAAAGACAATACAAAAAGCAAAAAGGAATGGGAAGATTATTTTTATAATCTTTTTATGTATTTTAAATATATAGTACCCCAAGGTAGCGTAATGGCTACTTTAGGGACTAAAAACATTAGTTCTTTATCAAATTGTTTCGTAGTAGGGCAACCTCACGATTCTTACTCTGGAATTATTCAGAAAGATGAAGAATTAGCTTCTTTAATGAAAAGAAGAGGCGGAGTAGGATTAGACCTCTCTACATTACGTCCAAGAGATACTATCGTAAATAACGCTGCGAGCTCTTCTACAGGAGCTGCAAGTTTTATGGATAGATACTCTAATACAACTAGAGAAGTTGCTCAGGAAGGTCGTAGAGGGGCTCTAATGCTTACTATGGATATTAGGCATCCAGATATATTAGAATTTATTAACGCTAAGAAAGATAGAACTAAAGTTACAGGGGCTAACATCTCAGTTATGCTTAGAGATGACTTTATGGAAGCTGTAAAGAAAGATGAAGATTATATTCTTAGATTTCCTTGTGATACAAAATATGAAGATATTACTAGAGAAGCAAAAATAGTAGGATATAATGAACTTTCGTATGACAATGGAGTGTACATTAAAAGAATTAAAGCTAAAGAAATATACAATGCTATTGTAGAAAATGCTTGGGAGAATGCAGAACCCGGGCAAATGTTTATAGATAAACACTGGAGTTATAGTCCAGATGGCGGGTATTCTGCTTATAAGATGGTTACTACTAATCCTTGCGGAGAAATAGGTATGTCTGCTTATGATGCTTGTAGATTAATATTATTAAACTTAACAAGCTTTATAAAAGATGCATTCTCAGATAAATCAAGTATTAATTATACTAAATTATATGATATTGCATATGAAATGCAATTAATGGCTGATGATTTAGTGGATTTAGAACTTGAGTATATAGACAGAATTATAAGTAAAATTAAATCAGATGATAGTCCTAAAGAATTAAAAAATAGGGAATTAAGTGTCTGGCTTAATGTAAAAGATATAGCTAGTAAATCTAGACGTACTGGTTGTGGAATAACTGGTTTAGGCGATATGTTAGCTATGTTAAATTTGGCCTATGATTCTGAGGAATCTAAAGAAGTTACTGAAAAAGTAATGAAGACTATATTTAAGGCAGAATTACAAGCTTCTATAGATTTAGCTAAGAAATTTGGGCCTTTTAGTGGGTGGAGTCCTTCATTAGAGACTAATGATTTCTTTAAAATGATTAAAAAGGAATTTAAAACTCAATATGAACAGATGTGTAAGTTTGGTAGACGTAACGTAAGTTGGTCTACTGTAGCTCCTGCAGGTACGGTAAGTTTAATGACTCAAACTACTAGTGGATTAGAGCCCTTATTTGCACCTTATTATATAAGACGTAAAAAGGTTAATCCTTCTGATAAAGATGTAAGAGTAGATTTTACAGATCAAAATGGTGATTGTTGGCAGGAATATGCTGTATTACATCCTAAGTTTAAAGAGTGGTTGAAAATTGAATACAAACCTCTTACTGATGGAGATTCTCTTACTGATGAAGATATATCATTATTAGATAATAAATCTTTAGGAGATTTATTCTTTATGTCTCCTTGGTATAAATCTACAGCTAATGATATAGATTGGGTTAAAAGAGTAGAATTACAAAAAGTAATACAAAAATACACATCACATTCTATTTCATCAACTATAAACCTTCCTAAAGAAGCTACTAAAGAAGATGTTTCTAACATCTATATAAAGGCTTGGGAAGAAGGCTTAAAAGGCGTTACAGTCTATAGAGATGGCTCTAGAAGTGGTGTTCTTATAAATAATAAGGAAGAAGACTTTAAACAACATAATGCTCCTAAAAGACCAAAAGATCTGCCAGGATATATAAGTGTTGTTACTGTTAAAGGTGTTAAATATAATGTTATTGTGGGACTATTAAATGACCATCCTTATGAGGTATTTGCACATCTTAATGAGGGTACATCAGTTATTTCTGGGGCTACTATAATAACTAAACAAAAATCTGGAGAATATGTATATAAAGATAGTAAAATTATCAGAGTTAGTAAAATTATCAGAGTTAGTAAAGACATGGACGATTCCGAAGAAGCCTTAACTAGAATGACTTCTACTGCATTACGTCACGGTACTAATATAAAATTTGTAGTAGAACAGCTTAATAAAACTAAAGGAGATCTTACTAGTTTTAGTAAAGCTATAGCTAGAGTACTTAAGACATATATACCTGACGGTACTGAATCAAGTTTAAGTTGTTTAGAATGTAATAGCAAAACAATTATATTTGAAGAAGGTTGTGAAAAATGTACAAATTGTGGTAGTTCCAAATGCGGATAAGTAATTAAGTAATATAATAGTGATTTAACATATTAAGGGGCTTCGGCCCCTTTTATTTTAACAACAAAACAACAATATATGGAAAAAAAATAAGATAATAAATATACTACTAGTCATATTTAAAATTATATTTTGGATTCTTATTATTTATGGAATTGCAATAACACCCGCTTCTCTTTTCTCAAAAATTTAAAAAACATGGAAATATATCAAATCGTATTATCAATCTATATTTTAGCGATAAGTCTAAATGTATGGCATATATTTAAAACAAGTAAGAAAAAGCAATATTAATTTAATTTTTTTTAAAATAAACTTACATTTGAATGAGTAATTCTAAATTTTTTATTGATTCTAAAACTAAAAAACTTTATTTATCTGCATCTAATGGTGCAAAACTATTAAAATTCCATAATAGCAATAAAGCTACGGAAAAAGTACAAAGTTTAAAAAATGGTAAATTAACTATTAAACCAGTAACTTTTAAAAATAAAAATAACTTGACATATGGTTATGTTGTTAAAGCCGGTAATGGCGCTGTTATAGCAGAGAGTTATAATAAATACACAACTAAGTATTCGTTAAATAAAGCAATGACAAGAGTAGCTACTAGCATTACAAATGCTGCTGTTACTTTATAATGTGTATTAGATGGGAGGGGGTAACCCTCCTATTTTAACATAAGCAATAAGATAGAACAAACAAAAAAAAATAATATGCTATATTTTTGCGGGCCTAATAATTTATTTAGTAATAATATTAGTGCTAATTATATAATTGAAAATTTAAATAAAAGCCCTATATTGGGTTTGGATCTAGAAACTAAAGGTAGAGATCCGCATAGAAAAAAAATATTGTCATTACAATTATCTGATGAAAATGATCAGTATGTTATTGATATAAGACATGTAGATATATTAAAATTTAAAGAGTTAATTGAATCAAAAAAAATCATAGGGCATAATCTAAAATTTGATTATAAGTTTCTTAGAAAAGCAGGAATAATTTTACAAGATATTCATGATACTTTTATAACGGAGATGCTAATATACTCAGGTTATATTACTTCCGGAATAAAAATAGGTTATGGTTTAGATAAAGTTACGGAAAGATATTGCGGAGTAAAACTAGAAAAAGAGACAAGAGGAGAATTTTTCAATCTAACTTCAGAACCTTTTAGCCAAAAACAAATAGAATATGGTGCTAATGATGTAAAATATTTACACACTATTAGAGATAAGCAAATAAAAACACTACAAAAATATAATTTGGAATATTGTAGTAATTTAGAAAATAATGTAGTTTTAGCTTTAGCTGATATGGAGTATAATGGTGTGTATTTGAATGCTGAAAAGTGGAAAAAGATAGCTATAGCTAATAAACATAAATTAAAAGAATTAGAAATAGAAATGGATAAAATACTAGAAAAAGAACTAAACTTACCAGGATTATTAAGTTTATTTTCAGATGAAAGAAGTTTATCACTAGACTATACTTCTCCAAAACAAATGTTAGATATAGTAAGAAAGCTAGGAATATTTATATTTGATACTAGTGAAAGGGAATTACTTAAGATAAGAAATCAACATGAATTTATCCCAAAATTATTAGAACACAGAAAAATAGCTAAAAAAATATCAACATACGGAGATACCTTTTTAAGATCTATAAATCCTGCTACAGGTAGAGTACATACTGACTTTAGACAAATCGTAGATACTGGAAGAATTGCAAGCGGCAGAAAGGCTAATAAGGGTGATAAAAATCCTTCTATGCCTAATATGCAAAATATCCCAAGAGAAAATTTATATAGAAATTGTTTTGAAGCTCGTGAAGGATTTGTTTGGGTTTCAGAAGATTATGCTCAACAAGAACTTGTTATTATGGGAGAAGCTGCTAAAGATTGGGACTTTATAGATACTTATAATACAGGAGGTGATCTGCATTGTTATGTAGGATCTCTTATGTTTGAAAGAACAATAACTAAAGAAGATTCTGATCTTAGGAATCAAGCTAAAACAATTAACTTTGGAAAAGCTTATGGTATGGGGCCTCCTAAATTAGCAGATGAATTAGAAATTTCTTTAGAAAAAGCTACAGAGTTGATAGATAAGCATACTAAAGCTATGCCTAAAATTAGTGCTTGGATAAAGAAAAATGGTAATAAAGCTGTTAAAGAATATTACTCAGTAACATTACCGCCTTCTAATAGAAGAAGATGGTATCCTAATCTACTAAAAGGTTTAAGTAAACAAGAAATAGAAGCTATAAGAAGACAAGGAGGCAATTCTCCTGTTCAAGGAACTGGAG